CCATTTTGTACACAGTGTACGCAGCGTCGCCGGTCTTAAGGAACCGGAACATTGCGCTAGACGTAATCGCCACGGCTACAAAAGCGTTGCCGCCGTCGGTGATGCCGGTAGCGGTTGCCAACGTCACAGTGCCCGAAGAAGTGCCAATGTTGACAATGCTTAGGTCAAATGTGCTGCCAACAGTAGCGTTGGGAACAGCGGCGTCGATCAACGCAGCCGTAGGCAGCGTATAAACTGCCGCAGTGCCGCTGGGGTTAGCCACCAACATCTGGTTGACCACTTGAGCAGCAGTCAAAGTTGCGGTTGCGGTTGCGGTTTGTGGTGCAGCCATTGCACTCATAAGGGTTTCTTGACGGTTGCCAGCACCGACTTGATAACCACCTGCGCCATTAGGTAAAGCCATGATAATTTCCTTAAAAAAAGTTACGAAATGAAGCCCCCGAAGGGGCATTCAAGATCAACCCCAAATGCGGCAGGCCATCTGAGGACGAATGGTGGAGAAGCCATACAACACGTCGATACGGCAAGGCATACGGTCGTTGTTGATGTCGTACTGGCGAACCACACGCAAGCTGATGCCATTGTGGACGGCACGCGCAGCCATGTCTACGCCCTGGGGCAGCAACAAGTCAGCGGTAGCGAACGTGATGGCGTCCTTGTGGTAAACCAAGTTCTGGGGGTACTGAGTTGAAGCAGCGCCCACAAACACCACGGCTTTAGCGTTAGCTGGCAAAGTCAGCATAGTAGCCAGAGCATGGTTGGCCGAATACATCGGCGCCACGGTCACGGTAGCAGTGGTGGTGGCAGTCGTTGATGCCAAAGCCACGAACTGGAACAGCGAGCCGGTGGACTCACGGGTCTGTGGGTTCACAGCGTAGCAGTCAGCAATCGTGAACACGTCGCCAACAGCGATGGTTTCACCAGTACCAACAGTCAGCGTCAGCGTTGCAGAACCTTCAGCGGTCACGGCGGCAGCAGTGACGGTGCCGGTAGCGGCGCGGGTGCCAGTGGAGTGCTGCTTGATCGACTGAGACATGTTGATCTCGTCAAAGCCCAACACACCCATGCCCATCATGCCGTTCTTGAATTGGCGGCTGATGGTATCGGTGGGGTTGAACAGACCCTTCATGCCTTCGACCAAACCAGCGTTAGCGGCGGGGTTGACGGTGGCATAACGGGGGCTCATCACAGCGGCGTTCTCGTTCAGCTTCTGCTGGGCTTGCAACAGCACCAAAGAAGTCGAAGGAGTGGTGCCAGGGGTGCCCACGGTGTTACCGATGCTCTTGTAAGCATTGGCAACGTCGGCGTCGATGGAGCTGGCCAACTGGCTGATACGAGGCTTCAACACACGCTCTGCGAAGTCATCCAATTGCATGGTCAATTCAGCAGATGTGAAGTTGACACCAATGTGCTTTTGGCTGGCCACGGTCAAGGTGGTGAACTGCTCGTTGTCGTCTTGAACTTGCAAGGCGGCGCCGTCGGTCACCAAAGCGCGATCAGGCAGACGAATACGCAAGGTCGAACCAATCTTGGCACCTTCAACAGCAAAGCTGTCGTCGTACTGACGGTTCACGTTACGGGTCAACACAAGGTTGTTTTCGAGAATCTCAAGCGCTTTGCGCGTGATCATGTCGATGGTTAAGATACTGTTAGCCATGGAAAAAGTCCTTTAAAAATTTAGCGGTTTGCCTGCATCTTTTTCAACTGTCGGGCTCGTTCGGCGTCAATCCACTCTGAGGCACTCATGGTCTTGGTAGACCGTGGGTCAGTAGTGTCATAAGCCGGTGCTCCAGAGGAGCGAGCCGTCACGGGTGAAATCGGTGCTGGCGCGGATGTCGTTTTCTTCACTGGTGGATCGCTGGCCAACTTGGCCTCAATCCGTCCAATTTCCTTGGCCTGCAAGATAGGTGCAAGACGGGAGATTCGATCTGCTTCCTTGGGGTTTGCACCGAGGTAGTAAGCTACTTCAGGGCCAACGTCCGAGGCTTGAATCGACTGAGCCATCACGGTCGTGATTGGAAGTTTCGGGTTGTACGCGACTTGTTCAAAGTCATCGTATTTGTTCCGAGCTTCTTCTTCCTTTTCGTGATAAGTCTCAAGAATTTCAGATTGCTGCCGGGCATGTTCACGCTGGGCAAGCAGCTCTTCAGCCTTTTTGTAAGCCAATGCGTCTGCATAGGCTTCGGGGCTTTCAAACTGATCAACCGGCGGGATGTCTGCTGGCGCTCTCAATGCCTGCGTTTCCGCTTGCCTTTGAGTCTGCTCTCTTTCCCACTTACGCTGTTCTCTCGCAAGCCGCTTACCGATGGCTGCATCCAGTTCTTCTTGGGTAAAAACCCGTGAAGGTTCTTTCTGCTCATCAGCGACTACCGGCGCATTTTCTACAGTCTCAGGAGTGGCCGTCACTTCCGTTGCTGGCGCGGAGTCAACTTCCGCTAGGTTTTGGACTTCTTCAGTCATGTCAATGAATCCTAAGATTCCCCGGTGAACCTCGCCGGTAAGGTTTTGTCAGCATTATGCTGGAATTTGGGCTTGTTGTGCTGCGATATATTCAGCAATCACTTCAGCAGTGTGGATAGATGCGGCAATTGCTTGCACTTTGGCATCTTCACCGCTTACGTCAGCACCAGGCACGACAACGTGGCGGTGAAACTGACCACTAATCTGTTTGCCATCTTCCATAATGGCAGTCTTGGTGCGAACTTGAATGCAGCCGTTTTCAACAACTTCAATCAGATCGACAGATATAACTTTTTCCAACATATCATTTCCTTGTTTCCAGCCACGGCATCCACCGTGGCATTAAGGTTTCCAATTATCCGAACTGGTACGGGTTAAAGAGCCGAAATTACAAATGCCAACAATTCATCATACCGAATGCCGTACCTATTGCCAGCGACTATGCCTTGTTCTTCATTTGCGTCCCATTCGTCATAGCAAAATAAAGCATAGTTATTGGGGTCTAGTCCAACAGTTTTAAAAACTTCTGCAACTTGTTGAGCTGAAACCCCAAAGTGGATACGAGCTCCATCGCCTTTTTTAACGACAGCATCTTTAAATTTAAATGATTTAATTAAAGATTTTATGCCTTGCGCAGCTTGACGCTCTGCTTCAGTAATAGCAGCAAAGTCTTGTTTTTCGCGCTCGTCTGATGTGTTAATTGCGCCTGTTCCAGCGTAGACCACAGACCAACGATTACTGGCGCCTCCCAAAGATTGGGTGTTATCTGCATTAGGAAACAAATCGCCTGTCGGGCCTAGCAATAGCCTTGCTACAGCATTTGTTGAAAATGTAAACGTGTTGGATGTGTGCGAATAAAAAATCTGACCGCGATATGCGTCTAATCCTGTTTTGCCATCTGCAAAATGAATTGAACCATCGCTAGATGTTCCAGATGCAATCGTTAAGCCGTTGCTTCCAGAAGAATCAATTATTAAATCATCAGCAACTGAGTTAAAACCTGCCGTTCCATTTACAACCGTTACAGGGCCATAGATATTGGCACTTGCGCCATTAGTGAGAACGTATAGCGAACCAGTGGCAGAACTAAAATCAAATTTACCGCCAATCAAAGTAAACGATTCAAAAGAGCAAGAGATTGCAGGCGTTGCAGGGTTTAATTGGAACGTAAAAGGAGAGTCAATTACGCACGATCCAAAAGGAGAAATTAAAACAAAACAAGCATTTACATTTTCAACATACTGATTTTTTATGTTTGTGGATGTGCTACGGTTAACATAAATGGCAGTATCAAAATAATCAACAGCGTTATTTGAAACCGATAGGTCTTGAACACCGCCTAAATAAGACGCATAGCCACCTACGGGAATAGAGTATGTGCTTGCAGTTCCATGCGAATAAACACGGTCTAGCACAATCGTTGTTGAAGGTAATGGGAACGCAGTAAATTGTGTGTACTGATCTAAGTTAACTACAACGCTATGAAAATCCCATTTTGTATGCGTATTGTTGATAGAACACCAATACGCGGCTTCCAATTGAATAGACTTGTACGCCCGAAGAACTGTGCAATCAATAATATCTACAAATGAAACATATTGCCATGTAGCAGAAACAGCGCCATAACTATTAACATTTCTAACTAAAATTCCTATGCTACTTGTGTTTGAAAAATTTCCTGTTGCTGAATTAAATGCAATGCCAATTCCACTAATTTTAACGGAGTTCCCTTGTACGTTAAAAACTGTAATACCCGCATTAGCAAGAATTGTGGTGTTAGCTACATTACCATCGTAAACGTAATCACCAAATAAAGTTTTGTTATCTGGGACAATAATAGCTGATGCCACATAGTATTGAACACTAGGCGTGGGAAAGTAAATTGTATCTGACGCATTGACAGCGGCTTGAATAGCTGCACTGTCATCAGTCACGCCATCGCCAACAGCCCCAAAATCCAAAATACTGGCTGGGGAGCCATTTATCATGGAGTAACTAACTTTTGTTAAAGACATTGCGTTCTTCCTTAGACAAAGTATGTAATAGTAATATTACCTAACACTGGTGCATTACCAGCACCAGACGAAGAAGCCAAAGCATTTACAGTTGGGGAACTTGGCACAACTTCAAAAAATGATATGGTAGTTCCGCTAAGTTGAATAAAAGGAGAATTTAAACTATTGAACACAACACGTTGTCCAGAAAACACAGCATCTACAGCATTTGCCGCTGTAAAAGGAACACCAGTTATGGTAATTGCTGCCGCGTTAGTCACAATAACGCCAAAAGACAAAACACAAGTGATCGTAACTTGCCGACCGACTTTTGTGTAATAGCCTGTTGTTGTTGGAGTGGTAGCAAAACCTGTGGCTAGTGTAGCAGTCCAAGTACCTTCTTCATAATCACTCAGCAACTCACTGGTCATGCCAGCAGGGTGCGATGTGGCAGAAAAGTCGATGCCTTTGCCAGATGTGCCGATAACAAGGTTGTCAGACAGTTTAATCTTACCTACAACATCTAATTTTTCAGCGGGGCTAGCTGTGCCAAGACCAACCTTGTCATTTGTTGCATCGGTATAAAACAAGTTTGCGTCTGTGTCGCCTTCAATCCGCACGTTAAACACTGCACCTATCTCGTTAATCACAAGATTGGTTGTGCCGATAATCATCTTTTCGGTCAACACACCAGCAGTTGCAGTCTCAAAATGAATCTGACCCTGTTCGGCCGTGGAAGTTGGGCTGAGGATAGATGCGTGAATTAAACCATAGGCTTGCTTGTTGCCAGCCGAATCTTCACCGTTAAACTCGATTTCACCCAACGTGTCGGATGCCGCTGGGCTTGCTGAGTCTCTGTACAACTCAAGTAACGGGGCGGCGGCTGCGCCTGCATC